AACTTCTGAAGGAACACCTACACAATATTTTGTTCAAAGATTTATTGATAAAGTTACAGTAACTTTATATTTAACTCCAGGAAGTTCTCAAGCTGGACACACAGTTAATTATTATTACGTAAAAAGAATTCAAGATGCAGGAGGCTATACGAATGCAACTGATGTGCCTTATAGATTTGTACCTTGCATGGCATCTGGTTTAGCTTTTTACTTAGCACAAAAATTTAATCCACAATTAGTTCAACAAATGAAATTGTTATACGAAGATGAACTAAATAGAGCTTTACAAGAAGATGGTTCTTCTTCAAGTTCATACATTACACCTAAAACTTATTACCCAGGAACTTAATGACAGCGTTTTCAAAAGGTAAATACGCTCAGTTCATATCAGATAGATCAGGGCAAGCTTTTCCATATACAGAAATGGTTAGAGAATGGAATGGTGCAAGAGTTCATATTTCAGAATTCGAACCAAAGCAACCACAGTTGCAACCAAAACCTGTAGGAGCAGATGCTCAAGGTTTACCTCAAGCTAGACCTGCAAGAGTTGAACCTGCAACTACAATTATTGCACCAGAAAATTCAATATCAACAACAAGTGGATCAGGAACCATGACGGTAACTATGGGACCAATAGTTAATTCTACTTTAGAAGCAAAAGTTGGAGATACTAATCCATATCAAACAGGTGATGTAGTGAGAATATCAGATTTACAAAGTAATATAGGTGGTTTGACAGTAGATAATTTTCAAACAGAAACAACATTAGCTTCTAATATATCAGCATCAGCTACAACTATTTCATTAACAGATGCATCTAAATTTCCAACTAGTGGATATATTGTAATACAAAAAGTTTTAACATCTTCTGATACATCAGATCCTGTGCAAGTAGGAAACATTGCAGATGAAGTTATTCAATACACAGGCAAAAGCAGCAACGATTTAACTGGTTGTACTAGAGGGACTTCTGGTATAATATACGGCGTAAGACAGCCAACAACTACAGCTGGAACTCATTCATCTGGTGCAAAAGTATTTGGATCATTTGTTGTAACTAGATTAACAAGAACTGTTGGCTCAGTTTCTTACAGTTGTCAATTTACATTTAGCACTGTATCTAATGCAACAGCAACTGATTCAGGATCAGGTGGTACTACAATTACTACAGGTCCAGTAAATATAAGACGAGGATAATATGGCAGGATTTACATACGCAACATTAACAACAGCAATTCAAAATTATACTGAAACGGATACAAACGTTTTAACTGCTACTATTACAGATCAATTTATTGAAAATTCTGAACTTAGAATTTTAAGAGATGTACCATTAGATGCATATAAAAAACAATCTATTGGTAATTTAGTTACAGGACAAAATACAATTAACGTACCAGCTCAAACTTTATTTGTAAAAGGTGTACAAGTTTATGATTCAACTTCTGCTTCAACAGGTAATAATGTTTGGTTAGAGAAAAAAGATGAATCTTATTTACAAGAATATCAACCATCTACAGAAACTTCAGCTAGAGCACAGCCAAAATACTATGCTATGTTTGGTGGAGCAACAGGTGTAACCGATACTACTTCAGGAAGATTATTCCTGGCGCCTGCACCAGATAACACGTACGTATTTAAAATACATTATGAAGCTATTCCAACTGGATTATCGGGTTCAAATACTACAACTTATGTAAGTCAATATTTTCCAAATGGCTTACTATATGCTTGCTTAGTAGAGGCATTTTCTTATTTAAAAGGTCCAACAGATATGTTGACATTATATGAAAATAAATATAAACAAGAGGTAGAGAAGTTCGCAGCAGAACAACTTGGTAGACGTAAAAGAGACGATTATACAGACGGTACAGTTCGTATTAAAGTTCCTTCACCGACACCTTAATAGGAGAAAAAAATTATGGCAATAACATCGGCAATATGTTCAAGTTTTAAACAAGAACTTTTACAAGGTAAACATGACTTTCAAGCTTCAGGGTCTGGTGGTCATACTTTTAAAATAGCATTATTTACAAGTTCAGCATCTTTAGGTGCGGCGACAACTGACTATTCATCTTCAAACGAAATTTCAAATACATCTGGATCAGCATACTCTGCTGGTGGTAAAGCATTAACAAACACAGGAGTTGGTTTAACTTCAACAACTGCGTTTACAGATTTTTCTGATATCTCATGGACATCAGCTTCATTCACTGCAAATGGTGCAATGATTTATAACACTACAACAGACGGTGGTTCAGGCACAACTGATGCTGTTTGTATTATCGCTTTTGGTTCCGATAAAACTGCAACTAACGGAACTTTCGAAATACAGTTTCCTGCAAACGATTCATCGAACGCAATCATAAGATTAGCATAAGGAGGGTCCAGTGCCCGACGTTTCTTCTGGATGGGGCCGATTAACCTGGGGACAGGCTAATTGGAATGAAGCTACAACTTTAAAACAAGGTTGGGGTGCAAAGTCTTGGGGAGAAGATGAATGGGGTTCATTAGCAGGCGCCGTTGCTCAACCAACAGGTTTATCTTTTACAGCAAATATTGGTTCGGTTACTAATGCAGTCAGTGTAACTGTAACTCCATCAGGTCAATCATTTAGTTCTACACTTGGAACAATTTCAAATGTTGTAAGTGTAACTGTTGAGCCAAGTGGTTTTACTATTAATGATATTCAAGGATATGCAATTCCTGTTATTGATGCTCCAGTAAGTGTTACAGGTTTATCAGCTACAACAGCTATTGGAGTTATTGATCCAAAAGATCAAGTTGTAGGAGCACCTACACTTACTGTTACATCACAACAAGGAACTGCATTTGCACCTAATGAAGATGTATCTGTTACAGGACAATCAATTACTTCAACTTTAAATGTTCCTGTTGCAGTTAATGCTGTTGAAATTCTTGCACCTACATTTACAGTTACTTCACAACAAGGATCTGTAGTTGTTCCAAACGATGCAGTAGCACCAACTGGATTGTCAATAACATCTGCTATAGGTTTTGTTGAAGGAACAGGATCAGTAGTTGTACCAACAACTGGTATATCTATGAGTGCTTCTATAGGAACGATTGTAGATATTCCTGATCAGATAATGGGATTAACAGGAGTATCATTTAGTTCTGCTATTGGTAGTATTGATCCTAAAGACCAAGTTATTGGATTACCAACATTTACAATGACATCAACAGTAGGAGAGCCTTTTATAATTCATTATCAAGATGTTGACACTGGCTCAAATACAGATTATAACGGAGTTTCAACAGGTTCGAATACGAGCTATTCTAATGTTGCAACTGGATCAAATACAAGTTATACTGACGCTGCATAGGAGATAAAATTTATGGCATCAACATATACACCTCTCGGTATAGAAAAAATGGCTACTGGCGAAAATGCTGGTACATGGGGAACAAAAACAAATGCAAACCTTGATCTTATCGAACAGATCGTTGGTGGATATAAAGCAGTATCAATTGCTGGTGGTGCACAAACAACTGCTTTAACAGTTGCAGATGGTGCATTAACTGGAACAGCTCAAGCAAGAATGATTGAGTTCACAGGTTCTATTACAGGAAATCAAATAGTTACAATACCATTAGACGTAGAAAATTTTTACATTTTAAAAAATACAACATCAGGTGCTTACACAGTACAGTTTAAATACGTATCAGGAAGTGGTGATACATTTACTTTTGCAGCAACTAATAAAGGTACAGCAATTTTATTTGCAACAGCAAATGATGGAACTAATCCAGATATTATTCAAATTCAAACAGGTGGAGATGTAGTAGATGATACATCACCTCAACTTGGTGGTGACTTAGATGTTAATGGTAACAAAATCGTATCTACTTCAAATGGTAATATTGAATTAGAACCAAATGGAACTGGTGATGTAATATTAGATACTGATCAAGTTGTAGTTGGAGGAGGTTCAGAAGTAGGACAAATATCTTCTAATGGTGCATATGATCTTAAATTAGTTACAAATTCAAATACAAACTCTGGTAATATTACAATTACAGATGGCGCTAATGGTGCAATCACAGCTACACCTAATGGGACTGGTGAAGTAGTTGTTGGCGGTAATACAAATCCAGGTACTATTGTTCTTAACTGTGAGTCTAACTCTCACGGAATTAAATTACAGTCACCCCCACATAGCTCAGGACAGAGCTACACACTAAAATTTCCCACTGGAAATGTTACAGCAGATAGATTTTTAAAAGTAGCTTCAGTATCAGGATCTGGAACAACAGGTGTTGGTCAATTATCTTTTGCAGAAGTATCAGGTGGTACATCATG